ACTCAGTCTGAAGTGCTCGAAGGCATAGCTTCGCGCAAGCAGACCATTGGAGAAGCCATTAACAAAGTGAGCGGACTCATCGATGAGATGGACCGTCTCGTTGAGCCTCCGACTCTTGAAAGAATCAGAGAGGGATTCACCGAACTTCGTCAGCAACTGAATCCTGACGAACCGTTTGTTTATCGACCCGAGACCATTGGAGAAGGCCCTCGCGCTCAGGTTGAAGGTGGAATGCTTCCTCCGCGTGAAGTGGTTGAACCAGAGGTACCTTCCACGCTTCGCACGCGGGACGAAATCTTGCAGGCCAGTCTTCGTGCTCGGGACGAGAGAATCGCCGCAGAACAGCAGCGGGCTTTGGAACGCGAAGCCGCTGGCGCTGGAACACCTCTTCGTACTGCCGATGAAGCTCAGGCCGAAATGGCTGCTCGCCGTCAACGTGTTCGTGAACAAGCCGCTTTGATCCGAGAAGGGCTTCGTCGCGAGCTGACCCCTGAGGAAGTGATGATTGAGCAGGAGGCTCAACCGCGTCTTTCTGCCCGTCAGATTGCCGAAGAGCTTCGCCGACAGATTGAGCCTCGCATCGAAGCACCTGAGGTTCTCACTGAACCCAGACCCGCTCGTGAAGGTGGCCTACTTCCTCAACGAGAGCCTATCGTTGAAGAGTCTGTTCGAGAAGGCATTCCGCTTCGCAGCGCCGAGGACATCATGGCTGAACGGCTTCGCGCCCGCGATGAGCGTGTGGCCGCTGAACAGCAGAGGATTGCAGCAGAACAGGCTCGCGTTCCTCTTGAAACCGTAAACGAAAAGCTGTCTCGAGCACTTGAGGTTAGGGACAAGGCGCTCGAAGAGACTCAAGGCAAGTTCCGCCAGAAGGCTGAAACCGTTGCTCAGAGGCTCGAAGGACTCCGTGCTGAAGTCGAACCCGGTGTTGGTGCGAACCCGTTCCCTCAACTGATGGGCGCGGCTTGGAACGGTGCGCTTTCGGTCGCCCAAGCTGTGATCCGCGCAGGAGGAACCGTGGCCGACGGTGTTGCCGCGGGAATCCGCTACGCCAAGCAGAACTTCCGCGAGTCGTTTGATGAGAATGAGTTCTCGAATCAACTCACGCGCACGATTCAAACTCCTGCTGAGATCAAAGCTCCACCGGTCATGGAGCCTCGCCGATTCGCTGAGCGCGTTGCTGCTGCTCCTGGCGTTCCGCCTGTCATTCGTGAAGCTGTAGCAGCTTCTCCAGAGGCTGTGTATAGGCAGCAGAATGTTGCCACTGAAGTGGCCGATGCGGCCACCAAGACGGATCGGCAGTTGGCCGCAGACATCATCGATCCGGAATCCAACACTCGGGTGATCTCCGGGATGGAGCAGTTCAATCGTCAGATCTCCAGTGGCGACATGGAGGGCGCTACCAAAACCGCGCTGTCGCTTTCAAAGAGCGGTACTACTTGGGGTCAGCTCATCAACCAATTCAAGCTACTCAAGTCGGCCAGCCGTGAGGGCGTGATCCAGCTCGTCACAAAGTCGCTTGAACAGAATAAGCGGAAGCCGATGACTCCGAAGCAGGTCGATCAACTCGGCACTGCGATGGATCAGTTCAAGATCGCTCAGGATGCTGCGACCGCTGCTCGTGTTGAAGGCCGTGGTGCTTTCGAGTCTAACAACCCCGCGGAAATCCAGAGTGCCATCGATCGAATCAACGCTGCTGACACGCTTCGCATGGAAGCGGATGTGGCGCTGAACGAGACGATCGCCAGGATCAATCCTTCGTCCGCCGGTGATCTCTTCGTGTCGCTCGTTCAGGGATCGGTCATGGCCCCGATCTCCATCGTTCGCAACGTGGTCGGAAATGCCATCAACCTGCCGCTCCGTGAGACTGCCGACCTTACCTCGTCGCTCATCGACATGGCGCTGTTTGGAAGTAAGAACAACGCTTACAACGTCAGGTCGAGAGTTCTGAATCGAATCAAGGCGTTTGGGGAATCGCTACCTGCGGCTCAAAGAACTTTGCTCAAGGGTTCCAACGCCAACCCGTACGAACTTGGAACCGACATCGGCAATCCTCTCAACTTCCAGCGGGCGTGGAAGAATCTGTACGAAGCCATGTCCGGTGAGTACCGAGGCAACGTGGCCCGCAATATCGTCGAAGCCACGGTCGGCGTGATGCCTGATATCATGCTTCGACTGACTCAGGCGACCGATATCCCGTTCAAGCAGGCCAACCGTGCGGCGATCGTTTCTGAGTTGGGGCGCATGCGGGGTCTCACCGAAGGTCAGATCAAGCTGGCGCTCAAGGATCCTGAGCTTGCACTGATCTCTGATCAGGCTCGTGCCAATGGGCGCAAGGGATTCACCGCGGATGACATCAACACGATCGAAACCGAGGCCGCTCGGTCGGTGTTCCAGCAGGACAATTCCGCTACACGCATGGTGGCCGGCATTAACCGGTTCATCAAACAGGAGACTGGCTCTCTCGGATACGTTCCGTACCGCCTGATCTCGCTCTTCCAGAAGACGCCGATCAACGTCGCCGCAGAAGCATTGCAGTTCACGCCAGCAGGCGTTCTCAGGAACTGGAGCAAGATGAGTGTGCGCGACCGCGAGCAGGCTGTTGGCCGACTCATCGTCGGAAGCATGGTCATGGGGGCGTTCTCCTACCTGTACGACAAGGGAATCGTCACGCCGAACCTCGACACTCCTGGCGAGACCAACAAGGCCCGCGAGCTGGCCAAGTCTGGCGGCGTCATGCCTCCCGGAACTCTCAACGTGTCAGCCATCCGACGCCTCGCCGCGGGTCAGGATCCTAGCTTCCAGCCGGGTGATACGGTCAAAGACCTATCAGCCCTCGGAACCATGGGCGCTCTCGGCATCATCGTCGGATCCTCGAAGCGTATCGCAGAGCGTTCACGCACCGATGAGCCCGACTTCTTCGCAATCGGAAAGGGATCCGCTCTATCTGGAATCAACTTCGTGATGGAGCAGCAGTTCCTCAAGGGAACGAGCGACCTGATCAAGCTCATGTCCGAAGAATCTGGCGCTTCGCTTGAGCGGTTCGTGAAGAATCTGGCGGTCACCGCTGCGTCGCCCATCGCTCCTTCGACTCTTGGTTCTATCCGCCGCGCTGAACGCGAGTACCTGCCCGTCACGGGCGGGGAAGGCATCATCAAGGACACGGTGAATGAGCTGAACCAGCGGTTCGCGGCCCTTGGGTTGGCCATCCCTGGCACCAAGGATCCGAATGCGATGCCGGTGCGCCGTGATCTGTGGGGAGAAGCGGTTGAACAGACGCCGAAGGGTAACAACCCGTGGGTGTACCAGTTCCTTTCGTTCGCCAAGAACCGCGAGATCGATGCCGACCCGCTGAACGCCTCGATTTACCGCGTGTGGCGCAGGACTGCGGACAACAAGGCGCTGCCGTCAGTGCCGAATCCGCAGCTCACCTACAAGAACCAAACGTTCGAGCGGATGACGCCTGATCAGTACGACCGATACGCTCAACTCGTCGGGTTTTACCGCAGGAAGTTCTCCGAGAGAGCGTTCATGAGCGGTGCTTACCAGCAGCGCGGTGATGAAGCTCGAATCAAGCTGCTGTCCGAGGCTTACGACAACGGACTCAAGCTCGGAAAGCTCAGATTCCTCAAGGAATTGCGAGAATCTGGCCAGACTTTGACGCCCGTCGCTCCTCGCCGAGGCTTCGAGGAATAATTTCCGCAAGAAATAGTTTGCAACACTCGGCAACACGGGGTAACTTCTTCCCCGTGAGCGTAAAACTACTCTCTATCAAGGAGATCGCACAGACGCTCGGGACTCATCCCGAGACCGTGCGTCGCTGGATCAGGGATGGTCGGCTTCCAGCCATGAAGGCAACGAAGCGCACGATCCGTGTTCGCTCCGACGTCATCGAGCAACTACTCCGAAACAACAGCAAATGAACGCAATCGCAACGACAACGCAACAGGCTGATCCATCCGCTGAGATGTACAGCAAGATCGCAGACCCCATCACCGCCATTGAGAAGATGGGCGAGTGGATAGCTTCCAGCGGCATGCTGGGATGCACCAAGGTCGAACAGGGTAAGCTCATCGCGTGGCAATGCGCCGCCGAGAAGAAGACTCCGTTCGATTTCAAGCGCGAGTACCACATCATCAACGGCTCTCTCTCCATGAGGAGCGACGCCATGCTGGCCGGCTATCGCGCTCGCGGTGGCAAGGTGCTGTGGAAGCAGTTCGACCAAAAGGCCGCGATCGCGGTCTGGACCTACGATGGTAACCAATGCGAGATCGGGTTCTCAGTCGAGGACGCAAAACTCGCTGGTCTCCTGCCCGCCAAGCCGGGTTCCGGGTGGGCCAAGGATCCTGGTGCCATGCTCCGTGCTCGTTGTATCTCCAAGGCAATCCGCATGCTCGCTCCTGAAGTGGTGGCCGGCATCTACACACCGGAAGAGACCGAGGACTTCCAGCCCGCGCCCGCTGAGGTGGCTGTCGCTCCCGCCAAAGCCTTCGACCTCGTGGCCAAGCTCGAAGAACTCTTTGAGTCACGCGAGGAAGATGTGAACGCGCTGCTGCTCAAGGCCGGTCGAATCAATGAAGGCCAGACCTTCCGCGATCTTGATGACACCTTCGCCAGCAAGTACATCAGCAAGCCTGACCTCATCCTGAGCAAGCTGCCTGTCATCGTGACTCCCGAGATCGTGAACGCGGAGGTGCAGCCGTGAAATCATTCAATCAACTGACAGACTCAGAGGTTCTCAACCTCTCCAACGAAGACCTCAACGACTCCATCCGTTTGGAGGCAATCGATCGAGGCATCAAACCTCCAATTACGCTTTCTGAGGCGCTCCGCCGCAGTGAATGGCGTGGATACACCAAGCCAGCGGAAGCCATCAAAGTCTGGACGTTAAAAGTCGGATATCATTCTTCAAACTTTGGATTCTTGGACGAGCAACTTGCCGCCAAGGCACTTGAAGGAATGGTTTGCATTGAGGAAAACAGCTACACACATCCGAAAATCAAAATCACAACAGACATTCCTGAAATTGTCCTAAAGCACGTTGGAATCGAGGCAAGCACTCAGAAGGCGTCAAAGTTCGAGGAGTTTTTTCAGGATGACACTGAGTTCAACAAAGTCCGCGACGAGTGCCTTGAGCGGTACTCCAAGGTCCGTCAGGACGCATACAACACCCGTGTCCGTCAGGAGAAGCGTGCCGAGTACCTGCGTCTTGCCCGTGGGAACGAGGAGATTGCCAAGTCGTTCTGGGCTAAGGTGGAGTCCGGTGAGTGGCCTGTTGCTGACACGAACGGAGGTGCCCAGTGAGCGGAGAACTCATCTGCAACATGCCGGCGGCGATCTACCACGGCACGAAGGCTCTCTCGAAGTCCGGGCTTGATCAGTTCCGCAAGTCGCCCGCCCACTTCCGCGCTTGGCAGGATGGCACGACCAAGAACGAGTCGTCCCCTGCGCTGGAGTTCGGGACTGCCGTCCACATGGCGATCCTTGAGCCTGAGCTGTTCGCCAAGTCCTACGCGGTGTTCACCGGCGATCGCCGCACCAAGGACGGCAAAGCAGCCTACGAGGCGGTTATCGCATCTGGCATGACCCCGCTCAACCAAGAGCAGTGGGACAACATCACCGGAGCCGCAGCCGCGGTTCACGCTCATCCTACCGCCGCTCTGCTTGTCGAAAAAATCCAGACCGAGGTCTCGTGCTTCGACTCGTGGAATGGCGTGAAGGTCAAGGCTCGCATTGACGGTCTCGCCAAGGACTACATCATCGACGTAAAGACCACCCAGGACGCATCGCCAGTGGCCTTCGGGAAGTCATGCGCCCAGTTCCGCTATCACGTGCAGGCCGCGTGGTACCAGCGCATCACCGGGGTGAACCGCTTCATATTCATCGCAGTCGAGAAGGAAGCACCCTATGGCGTGGCATGCTACGAACTCGATGAGCAGGCCATCAGCCTCGGTCACATCATCATCGAGGAGCAGCTCAGAACCTACGTCGAGTGCGAGCAACTCAACTCGTGGCCCTGCTACTCGTCCCATATCCAATCACTCTCGCTGCCCGCGTGGGCGGCTCGTCAGTCCGAATAACAACAACAGCAACAACACACATCCCAACACATGAAATTCAAAGTCGATCGTTCCCAAGCCGAAGTTAAGCCGTTTGCCGGTCCCGGCGAATACACCATCGTCATCCAGTCCGCCAAGGACGAGGGTCTCGACAAGAGCGGTAACAGCGTCGCCACCCTGCGCTACAAGGGTCCGTCCGGTGAGGTCATCAGTGACCGCTTCATCCTCAAGGACACCATGATGTGGCGTCTTCAGGCGTTGATCAGCGCGACCGAGGCCAACATCGATGACGGTGCCGAGTTCGATTTTAGCGTCGGAGGAGCATTCACACGGTTCCTCCAGGGATTCGTTGGACTGTCGATGATCGTCGTCCTAGAAGAGGAGAAGTACACCGACAAGAACGGTGCGGAGCAGACCACCCTGCGTGTTCGTCGGATGAAGAAGGTGCCGAGCGATAACGACACCATCTAACCCACAAACAAAAGCCCCCCGGAGTTTGCAGCCTCCGGGGGGTGACATGAGTCCAAAACAACAAAGCGCAACGACACGCTATGCAGACCCAAGATCATCCCGAAACGATTTCGACGCAAGCATTTCTGCTTCGTCCCTACCAACAACGAGCGGTCGAATGGGCCAAGTCTGGCGCTGATGGACTCATCATCGCACCCGCGGGAAGCGGTAAGACACTGATCGCTTCCTCGATCATCAAGCACTACGCACAGGATCCTCTCTGGACCTTCGGATGGCTGGCTCCGACCCGTGAGACCTGCCAGCAGGCATACGCTTCTCTCGCCGCCGTGGGTGTGGATGTTGATCGCGTCGATGTGCGTTGCCCCCACGAATCAGTCGATTTCAGCGCCAAGAAGCTGATCATCGTGGATGAGGCAAAACATGGTCCAGCAAGAATTTGGCAGAAAATTATAGACGAGTGCAAAGGACTGCGCTACGGTTTCGACGCAACCCCTTGGTGCGATGATCGCGAGCGAAACGAAGAACTCCGCAAGCTGTTCCGCGGCAATCAGTTCGAGATCAAGCGCGAGGAACTCCAAGGAGTTTTGGCCCACGCAATCGTTCACATGTCCAGCGCATCCGACATCCTCCTGAGCGACCGCATCAATGATCGAATTGAGAAGCTATTCAACGAGCGCAAGCGGTACATGAGGATCCGCCACGAAGAACTCCGTGCCATGTGCGCTTGGGAAGCGATCACCGAGATCGGTATCTGCGAGAACATGGCTCGGAACGCGATGGCGATCATGTTCGCAAACTGCTCGCTGGGCCCTACGCTGGTGCTCGTTCCCAGGGTGACGCTCGGCGAGGAATACGCTCGCATGATAGAAGGGTCCGTGCTCGTCCATTCCAAGATGAAGAAGTCGCTTCGCAAGCAGGCCATGGATGACTTCAAGGCTGGAAGGATCACGAAGATGATCGCCACCTCTCTGGCCGATGAGGGACTGGATCTCCCGAACGTCGAGAACCTGATCATGGTGTCCGGTGGTCGGAGCGCCCAGAAGACCATCCAGCGGGCAAGCCGTGCGCTGCGTATCGCTCCAGGAAAGTATCACGCCATGATCTACGACTTCATGGACAACTTCCATCCCATGGCGATCGCGCACTCGAAGAAGCGCATCAAGTGCTACAAGGAACTCGGGTGCCATTTCGCATGAGCACCGCCCTCACAATCATCTCCATGGCTGCTCTGATGCCCCTCTGCGTGATCGCAGGCATCTACGTGGGCCACACTCTCACCATCAAGTCCCAGAACACAAAAACCAATGAGCAATCGAATCGTAATCGCATGTGACCCCGGCGTGAACGGCGGGTTCGCGGTCCAGACATCGGACGGCATCCTCCTGTTCCCCATGCCCGAGTCACTCCCCGACATGGCGCAACTCCTCACCGGGTTCAAGTTGGCAGATAGCCACCTGTGGATCGAGAAGGTGCCCAAGTTCGTGTCCAAGCTGACCCCGGCCTCCGCGGTCGCCACGCTCCACGAGAACTACGGCATCATCCAAGGATTGGCCTACGCCACTGGCTACGCACTGCACCGCGTCGAACCCAAGGTGTGGCAGGAACCGCTCGGCCTCGGCGGTCGCAAGGCATGCGCCACCGGCCCTGAATGGAAGCGCAAGCTCAAGAGCAAGGCCCAGGAGCTGTACCCGCACCTCGATGTGACGCTCGGCAACGCGGACGCGCTGCTGATACTCCACTACGCCCAGGGAGGTGGCCGATGAGCGAGCTGGCCAAGAAGATCGATCAGCAGGGCACCGGCGTGTACCAGCTTACCCGCAAGGAAGCGGGCGAGGCATACCGCGCTGCGAAGAAAGTCAAAGCCTATCAGATCACGTACTGGAACCGGAAGAAGAAGGAGGCAAAATGAGCAATCAACCAATCAACGACGGAGGACCGGCGTTTCCAATGCCTGACTCACATCATGCAAATGGGCAGGTCCAATACGGCCACCTCGGCATGACCCTCCGCGACTACTTCGCGGCTGCGGCGTTGTCTTCACGCGGTATGTATGGGGCCAATATCAGGGAAAATGCGGTTGCAAAGGAATGCTACATTATCGCCGACGCGATGCTCAAAGCGAGGGAGGGCAAATGAGCGATCATATTCCTGACGTCACGAAAATGATCAGCGATACACCGAGGACGGAATCTTTCAACTGCTACGACAGTGGCTGTGATGATCCTCTTTACGCTTGGGGAGCATTTGCAGCAGAACTCGAATGCGAACTCAACGCGGCCAATGAGCGCATCAAGCGGTTGGAGGAGGCGGGGGATAAGATGGCTGACTTGTTGCGATGGCAATCTAGGATGGACCGTAAAACATCACCATCCGCATCAGCGTGGCGCAAAGCCAAGGAGGATAAGCCGTGAACCATATTGGTGACGTCAACAAATTGGTCAGCGATACACCGAGGACAGACGCCGAATTGGAGTTTGATCCAACATCAGTTGATGAAGTTTTGAATTGGAGCCGCCAGCTCGAACGCGAACTCAACGATTCCAATGATCGTATCCGCCTACTCATCGCAGAGCGCGACACGGCGCGACGACAGGCTGATCAGAATTACAAGCTCCGCGAGGAGTTCCGCAAACTGATTGGAACCGATGATATCGAGCAAGGAGTGGCTGTGGTGCGTGGGTTGAAGGAGCGGATCAAGCGGCTGGAGGAGGAGCTGGAGCGGACCAAGCAGGATCGGAACGCGATTGCTAAGAAAACCCGCGAGCCGCTGCTGTTGAAGCTCGATCATGCCGCCGAGCGGATCAAGCGGCTGGAGGAAGCTGGGGATGAAATAGTAATCAATTACGTCAACAGCCTTTCGGCATTTGAAATGTGGCGCAAAGCCAAGGAGGCCAAGCCGTGAAAACCTCAACCGAAACACTAATCGCAGCCATGCGGATATTGTCTCAGGATATCCAATCCGATGATGGCGCGGCCAACGCGGCAGTCGCTGAAGCAGCGGAGCGACTAGCGGAGCAGCATATGCGAATCGCCCAACTAGAGCAGGAGAACGACGCTCTCCGCGCCGATCTGCTACTGTGGGAGCAGAAGGAGGTGAAGCCGTGAGCGCAATTCATTACGCCAAGACAAATTGGGGATTTGATTGGGGTGCAGCCAAAATTGAACGCTGCTGCTCTGATTTAAAGAAAGGATGGGTGGTGTTAACCGTCCAAACCCAGAAGCATCAAATGGGCAAAAACGAGATTCAAATCTACGTCACAAAATCTGGAAAGGTTCGCATCACCGATAGAACTGGAGAATGGAAGAAGCCAAAGGAGGTGAAGCCGTGAGAAACGTAATCGCATTCTACTCAGACGCACTGACGAACGGCATGATACTCTCAGTGGTGTTTGTAATTGGATTCATGGCGGGCGGTTCAATGACGCGGCACATAGATCAGGAAGCAGCAGTCAAAGCAGGACACGCCGAGTGGGTTAGATGCGCTGGCGGAGGTCCTACTCAGTTCAAATGGAAGGAGTGCAAATGAGCCAAATCAACGACACTCGTATG